TCCCCTTCCCGCCTTCTTGAGAGCCATGAATGAAGATACTCCCTTAAGCAAATAGCCAAGGAAGTTGCCAAAGACGCCTGTGATCATAATTATTGGCCCTGCCAAGCCTACTAAGTACATCAAACCTTTAAGGAATGTTTGTACTGGGCCTGGTAAATTATTAAATATTTCAAGAATCTTTGAAGCAACATTTAAGATCAATGTTCCAACTTCAGTAAATGTTTCACCAATTGGAATAAGGTTTGCCTGTACGCTTGCTAAGGCTCTTTGGAATCTTCCAGTTACAGATTCTGTAACTGCCTTTAATTCTCGGTCAGCATTTTCAGCAAGTTCTCCTGCGCTTAGTCCTGCTAATTGTAAAACTTGTTGAGTTTGGCTTCCTGCCTTACCTAAATTACTAAGAAGAGCGTTAATTCTAGAGAACTGGAACTTACCGAAAATTTGTTCGATAGCCCTTTGTCTGCTAAGTTCATCTAGTCCCGCCAATGCGTCTTGTAAGTCTACTAAAGTTCCAATAACATCGCCAGCATTTTTATCAACAATTGATATTAAGTCCACACCAAATTCATTTAATGTTGCTGTTGTTTGTTTGGTTGGATTAATCAATGAAGCGAGGGATGATTTGATAGCGTTAGCGGCTTCTGATGCTGGAACTCCACCCTCACGCATAGCAACCATCATTAGGGATAGATCTTCAATGTCTCCGCCAAGTCCCTGGACTACTGGACCAGCCTTAACAATTCCTGTAACTAAGTCATTAAGAGTTGTAGATGTTTGATTTTCTACGGCGTTCAAGAAGTTAATTGATTCAGTCAAGCCTTCTGTGTCTTTCTTAAAGACGCTCTGAATTGATAGTGTGGCCCTCATAGCCTCTTGTCTATCTACTTCACCAAGTACGGATAGTCTCATAGCCTCGTTTGTTGCCGTGAGCAATTCGTTTCCTTGCTTTCCAGTAGAAGCAATATCTGCTGCAATTCCAAGTGTTTCTTCGGCAGCCACACCCATGCTTGATGCAATATCTTTAGCGAGTCCTAGTGTCTGTGATCTGATTGCTGCAAGTTCTCCTGGATCTACTATGCCCTTTGAGGCATCTCCATACACCTTGACAAGTCTTGTGAGTTGTTTATCTGCTTCCATAAATGTTTTAGCAGCAGCAGCACCAAATAGGGTGAGTGGTACTGTTAATCCGACTGTTAACTGTCTACCAGCCCATTGTGTATTCTTTCCCCAGTTAATTAATTGTGTAGACCCACCAGCAACTACTTGTCTAAAAATTCTATATTCTTGATTAAGAATTTGTTGCTTATGAATAGCCTCATCTATTCCAGTAGGGGTAATTACCATAGCCCTGCCATCGCCAGTAGCGAGGGTCATAGAATTTTGTAGTCTTACTTGTTCTCTTGCTAATTTCTGAATTTCTGTTTGTTGATTCTTAATATATCCAGTAGCAGTTCTAAAATATTCTCCAAGTCTTATGTTTCCTCTTTCAAGGCTGCGTCCAAAATTTTCTGTTTCGGATGTAAGACTTACCATTCTGGTCTGGAACATTCCAGTAGATCTTAATTGCTCGCCCATCAAGTCTGAGTAGCGCTGCATATTGGAAATAGCAGTAGGGCTTATCATTCCTGTAGTTGACATAGAGGAATTGATAGCGGCAATTTGTGCCTTTAATCTGGCAAGTTGGCCCTCAAGTTGTCCAAAATTGCCAGTTGCTACAACATTAAGATCTATACGACTCAAGACTCAACTACCTCCAGAGTAACGTGTCCAATACCCATACCGACTCCGAATCCAGCAACAGCAGCATCTGCACCAGAGAGATCTGTAATATCCATTGGCTCATCGTCGGATAAATCAATTCCCTGGATTGCAGCAAAGAATCTCTGCTGTTCTCTTTGAGATTTTCTATGTGCGTTTAGAGTAGATAGCAATTCATCTACTGACAAATTTTCTTCAAGTTCTTCGTAGTTTTTCCAGATTCCCAAGAGAAACGCCTCAGATTCCAGAGCGGCTAGATCTAGTTCGTCCCAACTAGAGCCGCCCCTAGGAGATTTGGGTCAGTCATCTTTAACCCTCCGCAGATCTCCAAAATTTTCATCATTGTTGGTACATTAACTGCATCTTCAAAAGCCTCGCGGTCCTTGGACAAATGTGGTGCTGACTTTTCCATGCAAACCATTGCTGCCTTGATAAATACATCAAGGGCGTCCTCTTCAGACTCTACCTTTTCAGCATCAAGTTCTCTGATAACATTCATAAACTTTTTTAATGTTTTAATTGGCAATGGCTTCACAGTAATAACTTCGCCATTTTCTAATTCTAATTCAGCAACATCATAAATAGCAGTTGGCATTTTTCCTCCTAATAACCTAGTAAAATTATATCAAAATAGGGTCTAAAAACATAAAGATGAACCCCGCCTTGTGAGCGGGGTATCACCTTGAAAATATTAAGTTATCAGGAGTAAACGCGATCAAGAATTTCGCCGTATTCAGCACCAGCAAAATCGTCATCTGGGAGACAACGGAATGTAACTGGGTAAACTGTTGCTTCGTTTCTACGGAGAGCGTGGGACACGGTTTCCATAGAGAGAACGCGACGAGCGAGATAGACTCTTTCTGTCTTTGTTGGATTTGCTTCTGTTGTTGGTCCAGGACCAACAGCAATCAAAGATCTTTCTACAGGGGCTTCACCAAGCGCACCAGCAGCAAGTCTAAGGACATTCTTACCGCTACCATCAGCGTTAAGTGTTCCACCGTATGATCCTGCACCAGCCTCTGATCCGAGTGCATTTGTATATACACTATTAACCTGAGAGTTGTTTGACTGTCCAAAAGCAGTACGAACGTTTTGAAGAGTTCCCTCACTCATGGAAGTACGGAGCATGACGCGCAACTGGGTCTTGAAGATACGAGCAGAGTCAAGCAACTGATCAACTTCAACCTCACCATATGTTGGTTCGTATGAAATTTCGAAACCTTCGGATGTGTATCCTGCGTTTCTCCAGTCTGCTGCTGCTGTTGTCTCAAGGTAGTTTCCTGCGGCTACTGAGCCAAATGTTGGCATTACCTTTTTGTAATTTGCAATTTCTGTTGAGTCGCCCTTAGAGATAAAAACCTGAGCGGCACCAACGATAATATTGCGAACTTCACCTTTATCGGCCATCTATTTGTTACACCTACCTTTCAGATATATTTTAATATCTGGTTTAGCACTTTCCTCTTTTATATAATAGCATGAAGAGGCATTAACACAAAGGATCAGGCGAATCTGCCATCAGAGTATAAAATTCTTGCATATTTGTAAGAAATCTCTACCGATCCAGCCATTCTTCCGCCCTCTTGCTCAAAGGGTGCTGGGGCTGTGGCATTATTAAGACCAACAGAGTAGAACTTAACTTTGTCATTTAATGGATTGTATAGTTGAACATCTTTTCCTGAGTCATCAAGCCTTCTAAATAAATCAATCATAAATTCAGTTATTTCGGATATCTTAGAAACACTTGTGGATATTATTGTATAGAGCATTCTTTCTTCACAGATCCACCATTGATCTCCATAGCCTTCAACTTCATAGTCATAGGTTATGTATGGCTCATCGGGTATAAGATTATTAAATTCTGGAATCTCCTGTATAGGAACAATTGGGATTATACCCTTGGTAAACCCATCAGGTCTATAGTTTTCTGCTAGCATTATTCCAGAATCATTTAATTCACTCCACAGGAACGAGTTGATTACTGTTCTAGCGTTTTTTGTATAGTCTGCCATTTTAGATTACACTCCCAACGGTTTTGTATGCAGATGTAGACCTAAATATTGCTTCTCTGACACTAGACCTTCCCGCACCTTTTCTATTCAATGCTCTAGCAACGTTCTTTTGTATATTTAAAATAACTCCAGAATCATCTAGTATGGTTGGGAAATTGATATTCCACCATGAAATAAAGTGCTTATTGAAAGACCCTTTTACATCATTTCCTCCTGGATTTCTAATACTTATAGTTTTTCCAGGTGGTACAAAAACTATAGATCTTCTATCTGGACTAAATGCTATTGTTCTGGTAGTAATAAATTGTACTGGCTTTCCAGCCTCCATAACATTAGCCTTATCTTTAAATACACCACTTCTTTTTACCACGGCCCCTGTAACGCCTGGATTTTTGAGTACAGGCGCTATTGGAGATGACTTCTTAGAATTATTAAACTTTGTATAGATAGTGGCAGCGCCTGCAGAAGAATTTCTTTTGATTATTCTAAACAATCTTCCAGATTCTCTTCCAGTTTCTCGCCATTCATAAACATGGTGGAATGCATTCTTATTTGATCTTGCATACATATTTGTAGTCTTAACAAATTTTAATGCTGCAATAGAGAATGCCGTATCCATTAGTTCTTTCTGGGTATAGGCAGTTGTTAACTCTTTCATGCCATCTATTTTTTTATTTAGTTCAGCAAAGAGTTCGGCTTCAGATGAAGAATCTATTCTGACATTAATCATTCGACTGTACCATTACTCTTTTAAGATGATTTTCATAATACTGAACATTTCCAAATATGTCTACGATTGGATGTGACGCATACACTTCAAATATGGTATTGGGCTGAGAGATTCTGTCTACCTCTTTATACAATTCTTTTTTAGAAGAATTTTTTATGTTGGTTACTCTCCATCTTTTACTTAATTGCTCAGAAGTGTGCATTTTTATTTCTAAGTCTTCAGTATATTCTTTTGAAAAGTTTTTGTTATCAGATGTTGCGGAGCCTCCGCTTTCTCTAATTGGAATTATTGCACATGATATCGGTTTAAGAACTACCCATCGCCTGGTTATTTCATTAGTATCGGAATCTTGATCCCTAATTTGATGTAGAAGTTCAGCAGACATTGAGAATAAAGAACTTCTAATACATCCATACATTAAATAATCACAGCCTGGATCATTCTAAACTTTTGTAGGATTGCATCTACTATTGCATTACCTGTGCCGAAGTGTGCCTGTCCAGATATTTCTACTGACAACTGTCCACTATTAATTTTCTTAACATACCTAGTTCTCCATATGCTGTCGCTACAAAGTAGATCGTTGACTAATAGAAATGCTGACTGCTTTACTTCTGATGGAACATAGTCCCACCCGACAATTCCAGAAACTTCATATCTGTATCCATCTCTGAACCTTCCCTTAGTTAATCCAGTATAGTCAAACTCTTCTTGCTCATCTATATCATCTCCTGGATTGGGTGGGACGATTCTTAATCCATATGATGTTTCTGTCAATTCAATATCAAAGCCAAATATATTGTAGTTTGTCGCTGAATCTACAACTAATTCATCATTCTCTTTTAAGGATGTAACAGATATCATTCTTGATGGTAAAAGAAGTACGTCTGCTCCAGATCCATACGCTACCACAGAACCCTGAGATTTAT